TAGCCATGGCTTACTGCGTGGACTGCTGGACGCAAGGGAAGCGAACCGAACCGCTGCCCGAGTTGATGACCAGACGCCCGGCGCGCATGAGCGTAGTCGTAAACTGCGTCTCGTCGCCCGTGGCTCCGGTCAAACTCGCATTTGGATGCGCAACCGCCAACTGCTGGATCGAACGGTCAAACGGATCTTCGTTTGTGTACTGCACCGAATAGTTGACCGTACCGCTCGTCTTAGCGGAAATGTTGGTCACCTGATTCGGGGTGTAAATGTCGAGCGGAATCCAGTCGGTGTAACCCGTGATCGCATTGCCCACGCTGATTGTGGCGCTTGTCGCAGCAGAAGCTGTTACGCCCGTGATCGTCGCAAATGCAATTGAACCCGTCACGGTGCCAGAAGCTGCGGCAAAAGTAATAGTGGAGGTTTGATCACCACCACCGGGGCGTGTGCCCACAATCGTAAAAGTTTTGCCGTTTGCGTTGGAGTCAGCCGTAACGGTCGGATATGCCGACACGGTGTACGTTGCAACACCGCCAGAAGCCAGCGTTCCGTTAATCGTAACGGCAGTCGTGTTAAGGACCTGAGCCGCCGCTACGCTAGTCGCACTTGCCGCCGGTTGTGATCTTGTAAAACTAATAGGACGCATGGTTGCTTTCCCTCACAATCACAAGAAAAGAGGGGCCGAAGCCCCCCTCGTCATTACAGCGTCAGGCTCTTGTAAAGTCCGATGTAGGCAGTGGTCGAACCGACCAGAACCTGCATGTACCCAAGCTGAGCCGAAACCGTGCCCGACACAACGCTGTTAGCACCAGTCATCTTCGTGGTGCCAATCGTCAGCGTCGAAGCAGCAAGATTCGTGATCGTGGCCGAAGCCACCGAAAGAACAGTGCCCGAAAACCCGTTGAGGGAGTTAACCGGGCCAGTGAAGGTTGTATTAGCCATTGCAAATTACCTCATGCACGAGTCGCCCATCCGTCTGTGCATCGTCCGCTAGGCCGGTCAGATGGGCTGGAAATGCCTAGAACTATACCTAGACTAACTCTAGACGTAAGTTTCCAGATATGCAATGGCTTTTTGCAGCAGGTCCCGGTCGTGTTTCAAGCTGCCAATCCCAGTATTACAAGCCGAGCACAAGAGCGCACGAACCTTGCCCGTATCGTGGCAGTGATCTACCGCAAGCGATAGGACTTTCCCGCGAATGACAGAGGTTTCTGGCTGCTTACAGATAGCGCAAGCGCCGTCCTGCTTGGCGTATTGCTCCTTGTACCAGTCAAGAGTGACGCCGTAATTTTTCTTTAGATCCTTGTCTTTAAAGTAATCCGGATTGGCAGATCTATTTGTTTTAGACCACATACGCATATATGCGGCTCTTTCTTTCCGATGCTCTGCGCTAAACCTTGGTTCTTTCCAATAAAAATTGTCAGGACCCCAAGGCTTACTAGGGTCTGGTCTTTGCGCTTTAGCTTCTGAACTAGGTTTTTCTGGGATGCTATTTGCAAAAGCCCAGAAGTCGTTGATCCACTCAGAACAAGTGTTCAACCGATGAAATCTAAGAAGTCCTGACCAAGACCGGTAGGCTGGATGCTTTTCACGGCTACCCCAGTCTACCGGCCTTGTTTGGTCAAGATGCCCGTGTCGTTCAAGTCTTTTACGATGTGTATCGCAAAGTCCTTTAGTTACAGCGGGTCGCGAACAATCTATGACATGACATTTAACAGGCATTTTGTCCTCAGTGATAGAGCCAGAAAACCTGACCCTATCACCTTGGACTGATCCCCGTCAAACGCCAGGTGTTCCATAGACCGTCCGAGGATCGGTCCAGCCCACCGCATAACGCTCGGTGCTCTTGAAGCGCGTGGAGTCGGTCTCGAAGTCACCTTCCATGCTCTTCTCAAGGCCACGACGCATCATCAGCTTGAGGCCTTCCGGCGCGTCCGTCTTCACCCACCAAGCGGTGGTCGAGGTCAAACGCGACAGGTTAGCCTGACCGCCAGCGAGGAGGCCCATCGACTTCACCGGGTTGATGTCGTTGTCAGCCGTGCCGGTACGGAGGACGCTCTTGAGGAGCACTTCCGCTTGGAACACGTTCGACGGCGACACGACGAGCTTCTCCGGATTCAAACGGATGCGCTTGCCGTTGTTGTCAACAGCGTTGCGGATCTGAATGAGGAGCTGCTCCAGCGAGGTCTGCGAGAGCGCAGCCGGGGTCGTGAGCTGGTTGCTGAAGGTGCCAGCAGCGAGCGGGTGGTTGGTCGCGACAAGCGTGGTGCCGTCGCCACCGTTGTAACCCGCCGTAAAGGCACGGTTCAGGACGTTGGCGCAGAGGGTTTCCTTCGTTTCGATCAGCGACTGCGCGAGATGCTTCGCGTAGGTCTGGCCGATACGGATGTGGTCACCATCTTCCACGAGCACCTTCGTGAGCGCGAATGCAAGGCCGTAGACCTTGTAGACGTAACGCTGCAAGAAGAGCACGCCACCAGCCTGATACGTGACCGGGGTGCCGTCCGGAAGTTCCGGAGCAGCGCCGAACCCGTACAGAACCGGCTCTTCGTGGTAGTTGCGGGGAATGCCCTGCTGCTGGACGAAGACTTGCTTCCACTCGTCAGCACGCTGGTCATAAACGCCATCGAAAGCCTCGTTAAGAATAGGCTCAACAATGGAACGAAAGTCAGTACTACGCATTGGGACTGCCATGTTCTAGTCCTCCTTAAAATGCAGCCTTATTAGCGACAAACTGGTGCTCGCTAATCTGGACCTGAACGATGACGTAAGCATCACCCCAAGCATTGCTGACTTCGGGGGCGAGGTTTACAACGCGGCAAATAGCATTGCCGGAAGTCGTCTTGGTAGCAACGTCCAACATCGCCTGCGAGAGGCCGACGGTGGTGTTACCTGCCGTGACGCTGCCAAAGTCCATCTGGGAGCCGATGTCCGAGATGCTCAGCGTTGCGTTCGATTGAATCTCGTACACAATCGCCGGATCAGTGGTCACGTAGGCAACGATGTCAGTGGCCGACGTAGAAGCCGTCCACTTGTTGCTCACGCGGCGACGGCCATCAGTGTCGGTGAACTCGACACCCATGAACGTACCCACGATAGGATCACTGGCACCCGCTGCCTCAATGACACCACCGGTGCCGGCAATAAGGACGGGCTGGAACTGAAGAATATTGGCACCGTATCCGGAGGCAATCGTCATCGCGGTGGGTCGAACGATCCCACTCGGATGGAAAGCCGGACGCAGGCCAAAAGCTGCGCTGGTAGAAGACATTTGGTTACCCTCAGAAAAAAGTTACCAAGTTACGCCCATTCGTTAGGTGCGCGTACCTTGGCAGATTCCCGAATTGCCGACATGCCGTCACCTTCGACCAACCTTGACCCAGCGCGCTCGGCCTGCTCACGCATGCTCTCAGTCGCACCAAGCAGCCGTTCTTCTTCCTGATTGGGGGCATCGTAGTGCACCGCCTGCATGTACCTCTTGTACAGCGCCATCGGAAGCTTGAACGCAAGCATCTCGTTAACCCCAATGAACCCTGTCCATTCGCCAGTTTTAATCGAAGCGTATTCCCAACCGGGAACCTCTTCGGGCTTAATCGGCTCATATCCAAGCCGAATTCGCGCCTGAATCGAATCTCTAGGGTTCGTCGTGGTCAACCAGCAAGTGTGGTAACCCGGAATCTTCGGCAGATCAGGCAACGCGGCCTGAATAAACTGCTGACGAAACATCTCAACCCGGTCGTCGTCTGACAGCTCGCGGCTCTCAGTGGCTGCGCGATCATACGCGCTGCGGCTCTCACGACCTTCGCCAAGAACTTTCTTCAGTCTTTCATCGCTCATAACTCGCTCCCTTGTTTAGCGAGAAGAATTGTTACGATCATAGTCAGCATAACGCTTAATGTAGCGTTGACGCAACTCCGGGTTGTCCCAGACGCCTGCGTCCACGAGCGCCTGCTTGCGCTCAGGGCTGATATAAATCTCTTTTCGGGTAGACGGCGGCGCATATTCACGCTTGCCCCCTACCGGCGGACCACCGCGTTTTGCGGCAGTTTTTGGCTTTTCCACAGCTTCCTCTCCGTATCGGTGGGGGAGCCTGCGGGCCACCCGGTTATCAAGCTCAATCCAGTAATCCTCGCTCGCAGGGTTATACCCCTCCGCCGCCAATCGCTGGTCGATGACCTTCACAATGGCCGAATCCTCGTCCTTGCCGGACGGGTCGTACCAGTTGTTAGCGTCAATCCACTCCTTGGCATACGCGGCTACGCGCGGGTCTTTCTGGGTCTTCTGCGGTTGCGGGCGCTCTGCCTGCTCCTTCGCAGCCTTGAGCTGACGCGCTCGCTCCATGGCCGAGTCGCGAATCTGGAGCGCCTTGGTGACATCCTCACCCTGCCCCTGCTCAATGGCCTTGGCCATGATCCGCTCAGCCATCTGGGCTTCGTTGAGTGCCTCGTTGAGCTTTTGATCCACCGCAGACAAGTTGAACTGCGTGGTCTGCTTCTCTACGTTTGAAAGCCGCCGCTTAAATTCCTCGTTCTCCGCACGTAGGTACGCGAGTTCGCGCTCTTTGTGCTCAATCGCTGCCTTGCGGCGGAATTTACGCTGCTGGCGCTGTGCGCGCTTTTCCTCTGGCGTGAGGGCTCTGCGTCCTTGGGGCTGATCATCTTCAGCCTCGTCCGCATCTGCCAAACGCTCATCCTCGTCATCCGCTTCGGCTTCTTGCTCTGGAGCTTCTTCAGCTTGAGCCTCAGCCTCTTCGGGAGGTGTTTCCACAACAACATATTCTTCCTTTTCAGGAGTGTCGTCGCTCTCGGTCAATTGATCTTTAGCCATGGTTTAACCCTCAGATAAACGCCTTGATGGCAAGCGGATCACCCACTACACCACCCACGATGTCCAAATCGTTGAAGATTACAAACAGGGCCTCATCCTCCCCGTCTTTGCCAAACGGCACCTTCCAACGATCACCGCCGTACTTGGGCACCCGGACGAACTCGCCCTCTTTGCACCAATTACCTTCCGGCCAAGATTCCATCGTGTTGCGATTCTTGAAGGCCAACGGCCCGAGCTTCACAACTTTCGCAATCTGGGTATTCCAGATCTCAGTCTCCCGCGTTTCGCTGTGCAGAATAATGCCGCCCGACGAAGTTTTCTTCGCACTGCGGATCTGCACCAAAACACGCGAACCAAAAGGAACCAAACCCGGCTCTACACTAGGAAAAGCCTCATTCACTGCTGACATTTAAAGATCCTCGTCGTCTTCTTCCTGATCTGCGAGAAGACCATTGATGTAGTTAATCGCGGCCTGCAACCCGGCGTAAGTGCCCACTGCCTTGCCATATTCAAATCTAGCGTCCTTACCTTCCAGTTGCCGCTTCATCGCATCGTGTGCAACGCGAGCCTTGGCCAACTCCAATTCGTCAATAAGTCGCTCAATCATGCGTTTTGTTTACCTTTGCTAATGATGGCGGGCGTTGCCTTCGGGTCGCCCTTGGTACCCTTCGTCTCTTCAATCATTCCCTTCTTCGGACCGCCGTTGACCATCTTCTGGCCATCGACCTTCATTCCCATAGCCAGCATGTGATGCTGCTTCATGTAATCGTCTGCCATAAATCCTCCTTACGGATTGATTCCTGTACCTGTTGAAACACTAACATTCTCACCCGTGATCGCTTCCATCGCGGCAATTTGCTTCGCGGTGTCATTATCCTCACGGTTTGTGACCAGCTTGACATCAAGCTCCGCGCCTTGACGCTTATCAAGACGATCCTGCTTGAACACTTCGCGCTGCATGTTCGCCTGCTGACGCTGCTGGTTCTCGGCCACTTCCTTCTGAAGCTTCGCCTGCGCCAACTGCAACTCAGCCTGCTTGACCTGAATGTTGGCCTGATCCGCAGCCGCTTTACGCTGGGTTTCCGCCATGACCGCTGCCACTCGCGGATCTTGCGGCATACCACCCTGCTGCATTTGCTGCAACATTCCCATCGCCTGCTGCACAATCTGCGGCACCGCACCAAACGCCCTTGCGGCATCCGGCACTACGCGCTGACTCGTCGCAGCCAAAAGCTTGTCAAACTCTTGCTTGACCTCTTTGCTCTTGACCTTTTGGAAATCGCTTATGTCGCGACCCGCTGCCTCGGAAGCCACGTTAAAGACATGCGTGGCATACCACAGCGCAATGTGCTCCTTAATGTGATTCATAATCATTGGCACAAACTGCGGGGCCATCAACATCGAACTGCCCAAAATGGGAGAGGTCAAATAATCCAAATGCACCTGCAAGTGCGCAAGGTGATCCTGCTCGGGGAACGCCGAAATGGGTCTACCCAAAGATGCCGCTACGTTCTCATTGACCGCATTCATCTCCTTCGGCTCAAAAGCCGGGATCAGAAGCTCCTTGGCATTCGGAATACGTAGCTGCTCAAGAATCCGTTCTTCGACCTTGCGCAAGTTGTAAATCTGCGGAAGCGCCACCGCTCGCTGGCTAAGCGCCTGAACCTGCGCGTAACGCTGCGTCTCAGAGAAAATGTTGGGGTCCGAGACCGGCACCACATCCATCGGGCCCAAGAAGTCCGAGCGACGAACAAGAAGCTGCCCCGTCTCGTCCTTGACCTCTTCGTTCTCAAGGTACATCGAATTGATCCGATGCAGCACTTTGAGCGTCCGGCCCATCGCATCGTGCAGACGCGCATGAATGGCGTTAAACACCACCATGCCCTGCTCAATGCGCGCAAGTTGCGTGCCAACCGGCATGTTCGCCTGATTGTCCGCCATGTCCTCTAGGGTCGTGCGAATGACGCCCTTGCCCGCGTCCACCAAGAACCCGAGCAAACGGAACAGCACTTCCGAAGGCTGATTGAATGGCAACGGCATCGCGATCTTGCGAATGTCATCGCTGAACGCACCGCCCTCAATCTCCTTCACCTCGGTCGGATCAATGCGCTCGGACTGACCGCCTTCGCGACCGCCCTTGAGCTTCAACATGCCGGGGAAGTTCGCAATGTGCGCGCTATCCAGAAGCGCCCGAAGCGCACCCGTCGCCGCTGCCGAAATACCGCCAATCATCTGCGGGATGCCAATCGGATACGCACCACGCCACGGCACAAACGGGAACTCGACGATCCACTGCATCTCATCCAGCGTCTCGTCTTCTTCTTGCCAGTTGCGGTAGATGCTGAGCACCTTTCCGCTCGTTTTGTCTACCGAGATGATGTACGGCGCTAATCCGTACTCTTCTTCCAGATCCGCAATCGCGTAAATCTCAAAGATCGTCCGCAGCCCATCGGTGTCATACGCGCTGTCGTCCCGGCCCTCAATCTTGTTGTTGGCCTTCTCGGATTTGCTGATGTCGGGGTCCGCCGTCGTCGGCGCAAGGTCCACATCCCGATACATCCCCGAGCGCACACGCTGGAGATACTCAATCTCCGTCACGTACTGAACGTGCGTCTTGCGCTCCGCCGAATAAAAATTCGTTGCCGCATAGGGCAGGTAAATGTCATCAATGCCGATAAAAAGCGGAACCGGACGCTTCTTATTCGGGTCATACGTGAGCTTGAGATACTGCGCGCCACCCAGCGGCACTTGCGTCAACAACTGCTCCAGCTCCGCCCGAAACTCCGGCATCTGCTGGGTCAACTGCCAATTCAAATACCGCGTCTTGCGCTTGGCTTTGGCTACTTTGTCAGCCGTTTCGTCGCCAATGATGTTGTCCTTGGCGGGTCCCCCGGAGGGGAAAATTTCCTTAATAGCTCGGGCAGAGAAGTCCACGCAAACTTCAGTGAGCATGGGGTGCACAACCCGACTTGCGCCCTGAAACTGAGCGCCGCCCGGTGCATCATCTCCAAGTCCGGTTCTCCGGATGCCCTCTTCATACTGCTCATCACGCTTCTTGCGCGCTTCCTTGTCCTTGGCAATCAACCCCAAGAAGTCCTGCGCCACCGCGTCCATGTCCGCTTCCGGCATCGACTCCGCAAGGTTCGCGTAAAACGGACTCTCCCCCACCGGCTCGGACTCATCCTCGCCAAAACGCACAATCGCCCCACCGTCCTCGGTGTCCTCAACGTCCGAAATCTCTTCCGGAACCAGCATAATCTCGCCCAATTCCTCTTGGGCCTCTTCCATCGGGCTTTCGTTCTCAGATGCCATAGGGGTTCGACCTCGGACGCTCGTTAATGATCAACCTAGGCTGTAATGGCTTGGGCTTGCTCACACTTATCATATCCCTGTCCGCCAAGAAACGTAACCCTTGAGTACAAGCGTCCATCAAGTCATCGTGCCGGATCGTCCCTTCACCCGAAAACGAACAAAGCTGGTACAGCAAGGGCTCCGCCCAGCTACGGACCTGCCCTTTTCGTCGCTCTGACTCCACAAACCACACCATTCCGCTCGCGAATAGGTGCGAAACCATGTGCAAGCGGGTCAATTTGCTCGCTTTGCCGGGATTGTACGCATGCGCAATGATTCCTTCGCGTGCCAGCATCTGTCTGAGGCTAATTCCGCTGCCTTTGTCCTCAATCACGAGCGTATCGGGCTTTCTTCCCGAGTTAATCATGCGAGAAGGCCCCACTTTCGGCTTGATCATCGGCTTTTGCTCGTCGTCGCCGTAATAAACTTCCCTTTCTTTCTGCACGCGCTTAATTAAGTCTGGAAGCCCAAGCTTGTCTTCCCAACAATCGAGCAAAATGACGTTCGGCTTCTCGTTTTCGTAGAAAATCCCGAGCACCACACACGCAGAAGGGTCCGAATCCGACGTTTTCTTGTCCCTTGTCTGCTCCGTGAAGGCCGTATCCAAGCTCATCACGATGTGTTCCAGCGGGGGCAGCGGCTTTTTTGCTGGCCAAATCTGTATCCAGTTGCGCCGGATGATGCCTTGCTCCTCCGGATTCAACACTTCCGCGTGGATTTCCTGCCTTCCAAGCGTCGTGCCCTCAAATTTGAGCAACTGCTGCTGGAAAGTCGGAGCTAGATTGGCAATATTTTCGTAGGTTGAGGCTCTCGTAACGTGAACATCGGCCCCATCGCGCTCAATCAGGTCGCGAATCAGCGCCTTCGGCTTCGGAGTTGTTGTAGTTACAATTCGGGGGTGCTTGCCCAAGCGCAGCGCGAACATAATCATGTCCCACGCCTCTTGGTCGTACTGCCACGCTGCCAGCTCATCGCACCACGCGCCGTGCCATTGACCACCACGAAGTCGATCTGGCGTCTCTGCGCTGATTCCTTTGATCAAACTGCCGTTCTTGAGAATGATCTCCGAGAGCGAGCGGTTGTATTCCGCGACAATAGCCGGGGGCATCACGCTAATTAGCCCAGAATCCCCCTCAAAACACGTATCGCGAATGTCCGCCGAAGTGGGCGCTGACACCAACCAGCGCGTCTCCTTCTGCTGATACGCATTCCACCAAGTCCACTCCGCTGCCGTGCGCGTCTTGCCCGCACCACGACCAGCTAACAACAACCAAACGGTCCAATCGCCTTTCGGCGGAACCTGATGCTTGTGTCTTTTGGCCGACCAACGCGCATGCCAAGTCAACGCCTCCAGATCCTCGGTCGGGAGCGAGGCTAACTTTTCCTCTAACGTCGCCGGTTTTTTAGCCGGTTGGTTCATTCCTCAGCGGTAGCGCGCAGTCTTCTTGGCAATTGACTTCGGCTGAGCGACAAACTGCTTGCCCTTGGCCTTGCCCTCGCGCTTGGCTCTTGTCGTTGCCGCGTATTCCTGCGGAGAAAGCGACTCAATCGCAGCCTTGGGCAAATACCGCTCGCCTGTCTTAGAAGACGGCTTGCCCGACTTGGTGCGCCACTCTTGCGCGGTCCAGTCCTTCAATGATTTCTGTGGTGCGCGCATGATTAGTCCCTGTACCCGCCGCCCTTTTCTTTGTACTTCTTGGCTAGAAGCTGTGCTTTGCGCGCACTCCATTGCCCTGCTGCGGTGCCTTGGGTGGCAGACGCTTTGATCTGATTAAAAAGCTTTTTGCGCATCTCGGGCTTCGTGTAATTGCCCGCTGCGTTTACCTTCGACTTCGTTGCCATGGTCAACACTCCATACATCAGTTTGACGCTTTAATTTAGGCCATTCGCTGCCGGTGGTGAACGACTTGTCCTGCACCAGCAAATGGTTCGTAGGTTGCGCTGTAAAGCGCCCGTTGTCCAGTTTGATGAAGTAAAACTCCTTGCTCTGCTCCGGCTCCATGCTGAATCCATCCAGCATCGGGATCACGGTAAACATGTACGTCCCTAGGTGCTCCTGCTTGGAGCGTAGCCGGGTGCGTATGCGGGTCCCTTCCAGAAACGGATACTCCGTCGTGCTGAAGTGAATGCCGTAGCAATCCCAAGTCTGTGCGTCGGCGGGGTCCCAAGGGGTCCCTGTGGTTTGGTGCGCGAGTCGGTGCAGCGGGACATTGCGGTAGACGGCTCCGCATTCCAGCATCACATGACACCCCCATGTGCGTCCGGGGTGGCTGACTAGTCCAAACCACGCGACACGTAGCCAATCCGCGTTGCCGAAGGTGTGGGGCTCTACGTAGCAGTAAGTGTGCCGGGGGAGGGGCCCCGCGCCTGTGTGTAGCATTTGCGCATAGTAGCACAAGCCGGTAGGGGTCCCTAAAATTGCGCTGGGTGCGGGGAGTGAATACCGCAGATGGGACCCTACCCACCCCGCGTCAAATCGCGTGCCCGCCCGCCCGCCTGTGGTCGTTCGCGTCCGCCCGATTGGCCGGACAGGGACCCGGACGCCACGCCAGCGCACGCCACGCATGCCAGCGCCAGCCAGCCAGCGACCCGCCCGCCCGCCAGCCAGCCGGACGCCAGCCGGTAAACAATCCGCGCGCCAGCCAGCCAGCCAGCGCCACGAGCGGCCAGCCACGCCACCGGGACATGCCCTAAACAATCCGCTTGCGCACTATGTAAAAAACCGGCGATAATTCTCAGGCGGGCATTGTGTCCGCGAAAACTACGGAACCCCAAACGATGCAAACGAAACTCACTGAAATGGAATTGAGAAAAGCGGCCTTATATCTGCGCGTGCAAGCGGCTGAGCTGTTAGAGCACGCGGAGAAAACCGGTTCAGTAAGCTCACGTGATAAATCACGCGAATTGTGTGACATCGCGGAAAAGCTTGACACAATGCGCGCCGAGCTTGTCGCAAGCTTTGATGCGAACTAAACCTAACCCCCAAACTACGGAACCCCAAACGATGCAAACTCAAAATATTTCCATCCGATATTTCGTGCATTTTGTGGCCGTGTCATCGAACCAAAAAATCGGACCAATTCCCGCCACCACGAGCACGGAGAAATTCTGCCCGGTCGCATGTCCGCTTAATCGCGCGAATGCGGGCGGCTGTTATGCGGACTACGGTCCGCAGGCTATCCACTGGAAAAAAGTAACAGCCGGCGAGCGTGGCGCGGATTGGTCCACGCTGTGCGACAAGGTGCGCGCGTTACCGCGTGGCCAATTGTGGCGACATAACGTGTCCGGCGATCTGCCCTCAGTGGACCGAACGCATATTGACGCCGAAAAGCTTGCCGAGCTGGTAGCGGCGAATCGCGGACGGAATGGGTTCACGTATACGCACTACGACCCGAGCGTGCCCGGTAACGCGGACGCAATCCGCGCGGCAAACGCGGGCGGGTTCACTGTTAACCTGTCCGGAAACAATCTAGAGCACGCGGACCAATTGGCGGACACTGGCGCGGGCCCGGTCGTCGTCGTTCTACCGGCGGACGCACCACGCAAGCTCCGGACGCCAGCCGGTCGCAAAGTGTACGCATGCCCGGCTGAAGTATCGGACCGCGTGAGCTGTGCGACATGCAAGCTGTGCGCGCGTCAAGATCGTGGTGGCGTAATTATCGGTTTCCACGCTCACGGGACCGGCAAGCGTAAAGCTGACGCAATCGCGCGCCAGTAAGCTTGCAGCTTCTAGGGTGCCCGCCCATGGGGCGCCCTATGGGGTGCAATCTTGCGCCGATACTCTGGAGCACATCACATGCCCGCACGTGTCCGCACTGGTGGCCGGTACATTTTCCAGCCGGTACCAATTGACCGTTACGACCCGAAAACGACCCTAAAAGCTGGCGAGCTGGTCCGCGTAGTCCGCCCGCACGGGTGCCCGCCAGCCGGGACAATGGGACATTGCCACGTAGCCGATATGTCCGGCCAATTTCGTGGGCTGGTCCACTGTAATTCCCTAGTCCGCCCCTAGTCGGTCGCGACTAGTTTTCGCGCGGGTCGCGCACCCGCCACGGGTCCGGCTGGCCGCTTGAAGCTGGAGGGCGCACGCTCGCACGCTCGCCGTCAGCCCCCTGTTTTCGACCCCCGTTCGCTCGGGGCCGGTCGGATTTTGCCCCGTGGCCGTTTGATTAAATCCCGCTAATCGATTGGACCTAATCGTTTGGACCTACTTTTCGGGCTCGGGCTCGGCGTCGATTGTGATGCCTTTTTGGATTAGCCCGGCCAATTCGGACACGAGCTCACCCCGATGGTGGACGACTTCCACGTTGGCATTCATGTCCACCTGTTGCCGGTCGGACCAGCCCAGCCGCGTTTTCGTCAGCCAGATCGCGGCGGTGTCGCTGCCTGCGATGGCCCGCTGGGCTAAGCTGCCGACGACCTCGGCCATGATGTTGGTCCGGCCATGGGTCATTTCCTCGTGGTAATGCTCGGCCAGTGTTTCCGGGCTGATTTTCAGCGCGGCGCACACCTGTTCGCGCGGGAATCCTGCGAGCGCCATCGTGGCCACTGAGCGCGCCAGTATCGGGTCGGGGTGCGATTTGCGTGCGCGAGTGTCTTTTACTTGTTGTACGGACAGTTCGCGTTTGGACTCTTCCGGTGCCACTTTCGGACGACCTCGCCCGCGCTTCTGGACCGGTTTTTCTGCGACTTCAGTTTGTTCCACGAGTCCCTCTCGACGGCTCGTTGCCTGTGGCAAATCTACAACCATCTGCTGGTCGTCACAAGCGCCGCGAATACTTCCTTTTGAACTAATTGAACTAATTATGTCTCATTTTTACCACACCCCTTCGTAAGCCATTGATCTACAAGGAGTAGAGTATATATATATATTATTTTTTATTATTATATTTCTTTCTATACTCTCTCTTGTCTACTTTCCCTGACACCCCTCCCCCTTCGCTTCTATCATAAGAAATAATTAAATAATTGAAGAAATTCCCAAAGTCTTGATCTACAAAGCAATTTTCAAAAACAGCCCGAAACAGGGGTAAGAAAAAATAAGAAGTTATTCCACCCCCTTGCATGCGCAATCCGCTTGTGCTGTAATGCGCTCGACCCTTAACCCAAACGAGGCCCAAACCATGAAACAGCTTCAACTTGCCATGTCCCCTGCCAACAGCCGCTGGTATCGCGTTTCAACGACCCAGATGCGCTACTTCCCCATCAACCGCCTCGACGCCATCGAACTGCTACGTTCTGGCAAAGCCCGCGAGGTGCCCTATCTGCCGTTCTCCCGGCCAGACCTGTATGACGCTTACCGGGTCGCCCAGAGCGCCATCCAGAAGGCCACGGGAGGTGCGCCGTGAGCCGCGTCACGGACCGGGAGGTCGATGCGCTGGTCGATGCGGTCGCCGCCGAGGCTTTGCGTCTGCTAAATCAGCCAAATTCGATTGGACTGCCTGAATCGGTCCGCCTCGACATGGCCATCACCATGGCTTACGAGCGGCTCTCAGCTCTTCCTTCAGACGAACTGGACGCGGCCATTGAGGCCCGATTGGGGGTCGCATGAGCGTCCCTGAGCTGATTCCGCCGCCTGACCCGAGGCGCACCCAGACTACCAAACAGGTCCTCGCAGAGGACCGCAGGACGCTTTCTAAGCTGCGGCAAGCCCGCAAAATTCAACAAGCCAGAGAGAGGACACGAAAATGAATCCGATCAACATCAACCGAAAAACGCTATCAGAAATCATCTGGAAGCAGATTGAAGGCCGAGGGCGTGGGCTCGGCGACTTGTTCAGGAAGCTGGACGAGCTGCGCGAAGAGGCCGATTACAACACCGGCTCGCTGGATAAGCGTGACGTAGAGGACTTGCAGGATGTGGTCTTCCACTTTGGACCGAAAACGGTCGCGGAGGTGGGTACGTTCATTGGCCGGAGCACCATGGCGATAGCGCATTCGATGGACGAGGGCGGGACGATTTATACCTGCGATGTGTCCAACGACATCAAGCTGCCAGAAGTAACGGGCGGCAAGATTGTGCAGTATCCGAAGAAGTCATCCACCGATATGTTTGAGGACTTGTTGAAGCAAAAAGTTAAGGTGGACTTGTTTTATATCGACGGTCGATTGAGCCCGAAAGATATTAGGTTGATACAAGAACTAATGCACAACAAGACGGTATTGGTTCTGGACGATTTCGAGGGCGTCGAAAAGGGCGTCGGCAACGCGATGCTGCTCATGCAGCACCTGACAGGCTACGCGCTGATTTATCCCCGGTGGAATGGTAAGACGGCGATTCTGATGCCGGGGTCGTTGCTGCAATTTACCGCGCAATGAGCGCGTAGAGCACCGAGGCCACGGCGGTCACGAAGACGACCTTCGCAAACAGCATCAAAGTCTCTTCGGCCCTGCGGACCTTTTTATCGTAATAGTCCTGTGTCTCTCTATCGTTCAAGACAAGAAGCGAAGCTTGTAGAGCGTAGAGAGATACAGGGCGACGATTTCATCGATGAGATTCTGAAGCGCCGTCTCTTCCCGGTCGCAAATTTCGTACCGGGCTTTCTCGATCTGGTCGAGCTGGTCTTCCAAAAACTCGACGATGTCCCGGTTCTTTTCGGCGCTCATTAGCGTCACCGGGCCGATGAGACCGTGCCGACCCATGTAGGCCTCTGCAAAGTCGTCCGTGAGCCCCGGCAGGCCCTCGTATAGCTTCTGGAGCGCCTTGTGGGCGCTGTACGAGCGACTGTTGAGATGAACGCTGTGCGCAACATCCCGACCGAGAAATAGGAGTCCGATGAAATCTGCGGCTTTCATGGGGCAAGCGTATCGCTCCGCCCGTCAGCTTGCAACGATGACGGCTGATCAAAATTTTGTTGCATAAAAACAACAAGCTGTGGATATCCTGTGGACAGATAAAGGAAATGACCGCATGGTGGTCGCGACCATCGATATTCTTGACTGCTCAAGCGGCTTGTGTATAATGAACTTACGGTAGCACTCGCGGCTATCGGGTTCTTTCAAATACAAACTAGGAGATGAGCACATGGGCGACGAACCTAAGATGATCGAACTGTCAGTCGAGCGTCGTATTTATCAAGTACTGCAACTCGACAGTAGCCGAGTCCGAAATTTCTATGGACTGTACGCCACGCGGCCTAACTCAAAGCGTAGTTATTACGAGGCCACGGTCAACGGATGGATTAAGGTGATCAACGATTTGTATGAGCGCTCAGGCGGTGATTGGAGTCCTGACTGCGCCATACCTAAAAGCGTAGCTGATGAACTAAAAGCCAGACTTGAAAAGGCATTGGCCTGATCAACCGGGCGGGGGACTTCAAACCCCGCCTTTCTTTTTGCCCCTTGCAATGCTCAAGCGGCTTGTTTATATTCTCCTCGTCTGCAAACTTTTACGGAGATTGCAACCATGAAGAAGTACGAACCGATGATGGATTTCAGCTTGATTAACGGCTCCAGCAAGCGTGGCATCGTGCTCACGAGCTACAGCGAGCTGGTCAATGCCTTTGGCAACCCCCTCCCCGGCGACGGCGAGAAGACGCAGGCCGAGTGGGTGATCGTTTTCACGGACGAGGATGGCCGGGATTTTGTGGCCACGATCTACGACTGGCGGCAGGACGTTCCGCCCGAAGAGGTCAAGGTGTGGACCGTGGGTGGCTTTCGGTCCGATGTGGTCGAGATGGTCGAGGACGCCATCTGCGAGGCGCGGGATATGCGCTTGGAGGACCAGAGCCAGATGTACCAGTGGGACTTTGAGTGGGCCGAGGAGGCCCAGCGTAACCAATCGCACTGAGAACCCCTTGCGCCGCTCTTCGGGGCGGCGTACTCTCACTGCACAACCCGCTTGAACCTTAAACGAGGAACCCAAAATGATTCACACCTACTACCGATGCAGCGATTGCAAGGAAGTCTTCGCGGAGCCGAAAGAGGGCCGCTATCACGAGCGCGTGGAGTACTGGGGATGCGTGACAAACGAACGATTCACGATTGACCTCTGCCCCCACTGCCTGTGCGAAGACATCTATGAATGCGAAGTCATCGAAGAAGAGACCGACGAAGGTTGACCGCTTTTGCCCGCTCTGTCTCGTGGAGCACTTCGGTCGCTGCCACGCGCTGAGACGGCCAGAGCGCAAGAAGGTCCCGCCCGAGAAGGTGCTGGAGTACTTGCACCGGCTACGGCAGCGGGATCGCGAGCGCGTAGCAAATTCACTGATTCTGGAGTTATGCAATGCAATCGAAGACGCCCGACGAACTGCCCGATGGACGACTGGCCGCTGGCCCCCGCCCAAAAACTCGCGTGGAAGAGCTCTGGGAGCAGATCGTTCAAAAGCAAAGAGAAATACGCTTTCTCGAAATGGAATTAGGGAGGACTGACCCAGATGAACTGGCTAAGGACTCTAATTAAAAGATGGAAGGCTGACATCAACCGAGAGTGGCGACATGTACCGCCGCCGAACTGGGCGTGCAGTCGCCGCAGAACTGGAGGGAATTACTGGTGAATAAGTACGAATACGAATACGCACAAGACCGTTTGAACCGCGAGATTCTTGATCTCAAGTTTGAGATTGACCAGATGAAACTGGAAAACGAAAAGCAGTTGGATGCGATGTTTGTGGTCGAGATTGTGCTTTGCCTTGTTGTCTTTATAGCGGGCTACGCGCTCGGGAGGTTCTGGTGAGAGTCGATCTTTGCGTCGAGGGCATGAACGCGCTTGTCCGCGAGGACTTGAAGGACACTCTTAAGAGTCTCAAAGCGGACTTGAAGCGCCGCAAGGCAGGCGGGACGCTTGCGATCTTTCACATGGAGAAGCAGGACGACATTGACGAACTGCAAAAGCACGTTGATGCGTTCACGTTGGTGTTGCGCTATTACGGTGCAGAATGACCGACCCCAACGCTCGCGGGGGAGTACGCCGTTATCTCGACACCGTGCCGCCCGAGGAATACCTACCTGATACGGGCGAGGTGAACCTTCTGGAGATGTCTCTGACGGGCCTTGCCGACTTATACGGCTCGGACAAGGGCACGATCAAACATCGTTACGCGGAAGTCTACGAGCCGCTGATTAACTTTCTCTGCGCGCAGCAAGGGGACAACCGACGCACGGCTCAACTTGTGATTGCCGAAGCCGGTGTAGCGTGTGGCGCGTCACTCCACATGTGGTCGCGTTATCTCCCTGAGTCTACGATAGTGGGTTATGACGTTAGGGCCGAGTGCGCGAACCTGTGCAAGAACTTGGACAACGTGAAGATCGTAATTGGCGATCCTGCCAAGATGCCCGAGCCCAAAGACGCGCCATTTGACCTCTTTATAGATGATGCAAGTCATATCTCCGAGCAGATTGTGGAGATGTTTAAGAACTGCTGGCCGTGGGTGCGAAGCGGCGGGTATTACATCATTGAAGACTTGGGCTGCACTTATAGCCCGTCTTATACCGAGCAATTCAGAGCGCACTTTGACCCGGCTGCGGTGAATGACCGCAGAGCCATCCTGACGATGATGGATCACTTAATGAGGTGCGTTGACCTACGCGCTGAGATTGCAGAGATGAATTATTACCCGCAACTTTTAGTGCTGAGGAAACTATGAGCGACAGTTTAACGCCGACGAACTTTGACTTTATCTCTCAACCGGAGACCCAAGAAGATGAAAAGGTCTGGTGCAAGATTAGCCCCGAAGGGGAGTTGGAACTTTTCGAGTGGGACTATGTGGAGAAGATTGCGCGTGAGTTTGACACTTTGGGCGCGGCGGCTAAAAAAAGCAACGCGCATGTGATTTGCAAACTTGCGGTATTGATTCGCAAGCAGACGTTAGAGCGGGCAGCGGAAGTGCTACTTAAGTATCACTCTGCACCGGCAGACGCTTCGACCATTATGCTCAGAGACCCTCTGGAGGACGCATGAGTTTGTTTGTGTTCTTTCATGTAGGCGAGGACATTACGTTCCCGACTAAGATGGTGGCTTCGCTGAAGGCCGTGATGCCGGAGGCTGAAGTCATTATGTGCACCGACGATGCCACGCCGGAAGTGCCCGGCGTCTCGGAGCGTAAGATTTCCCAAGGCGACGTTAAGCAGATTATGTACTGGCGCACCCGTGCATTTGCGGAGGCGAAGATTATGCGCCCTGCGATGTATATCGACACCGATATGCTTTTTATGTTGCCCGTCAATCCGGCTGCGATTCTGGATGACCGGGAGATCGTGTTCTGCCGTCGCTCATTTGACCGTGATGTAGGGTTCAACGGTGGGCAGCGGGGCGGGGTGTTCAAGCAATACCATGGCATCCCCTTGGGCACGTTATATCCGTACTTGGGCTGCGCGACGATCACGAAGAACTATCACGCATGGAAGGGGCTTGCGATCCTGATGGGCTTTATGAACGCCAACTTCAAGCAATGGTATGGCGATCAGGAGGCGCTCAAAGTGTACTCACACATGCTCTACCCTGAACTGGTGGGCGAGATACACGAGATGGATTACGCCTGCCTGCCAGACCGGATGACCGAGGGCTACGTGCCGTACATCCTGCACTACAAAGGCCCCGCCCGTAAGGAGGCTTTCTTAAATGCTTAGAGTGTTTGTTGGGTGGGATAGCCGCGAGGACGTTGCCTATCAGGTATGCGCTCACTCGCTCAAACTGCACTCATCTATCCCGTTAGAGATTGTCCCGATAAAGCAGAGCGAGCTGCGCGAACAGGGCATTTATTGGCGTCCGGTCGATGCGCTCGCGTCTACGGAGTTCAGCCTCACGCGGTTTCTGACTCCATATCTCGCGGGGTATTCCGGCTGGGCCTTGTTTTGCGATTGCGATTTTCTTTTCCGGGGGGACATTGCGACTTTGCTTGACTACGCCCATGGGGCAAAAGCGTGCTTGGTAGTACCGCACGATTACAGGCCGACCGAAACGGTCAAAATGAATAACCAACCTCAGCACAACTACCCCCGCAAAAACTGGTCGAGTTTCATGTTCATCAACTGTGAGCATGAACAAGTTAAGCGGCTCACGCCAGAACTGGTCAACGTCGCCACACCCGCGTATCTTCACAGGTTTGAGTGGCTGACCGACGATGTAATCGGACACTTGCCGATTGCGTATAACTATCTAGAAGGTTGGTACACCCGAGATCAATGCCCGAACCCGATTGGCGTACACATGACGCGAGGCGGTCCATGGTTTAAAGATTGGACTGAGGTGGAGTACGGGCGCGAATGGATGGCAGTAGCGGCAACAATATGAGCAAGTACGCAAAAGCTATTAAAAGGTTAGAGGCAGCGTTTCAAGCCGGGAAGTACGGCGAGGCGATGGATTTATGTAACTACGCAATCTCCCTCGCGCCGAAGGAAATTATTCCCTACCGGGCTAAAGCGCGGCTTTTGCAGATTGAGCGCAACTTTGTCGAGGCCGAGCGGTATTACGATGCCGCAGAACGCCGGGGCAAATTAGATGCCGATGACTTTGTAAACCGGGGCATTGTGAAGGGCGAACTGCAAAAGTACGACTCTGCGATTGAGGACTTTACGAAGGCGCTAGAGATCAATCCCAAGTACGGCCATGCACTTGTTCAGCGTGGTGCATGCAATTGGGAGATGCGCCGTTGGGATGCCGCGCAGAAGGACTTTGAGAAGGCGAATGAAATTGACCCGAGTAACGCGAATTCAAATTGGATTCTGGGGCTGCTTGCCTTGCAACGAAATGATTTTAAGACGGGCTGGCCCCTATATGAAAGGCGGTGGAATAGCGAGCGGTTTAAGAGCAGGCCGCTACAAAGTAACAAGCCGCAATGGAATCTAGGGGCCGAGCAGAAGTCTGTGCTGGTATGGGGCGAGCAGGGGATTGGCGATCAGATTATTTACGCTTCCATGCTCCCGGCAATTCGCAAGAACGCCGACCGCGTAACTGCCATGGTAGACCCACGATTGGTGACGATCTTTAACCGGTCGATGCCAGAGGTCACGTTTATCTCGCATCTCGAGAAAGTCCCGTCTGATCTGCATGACTCGCACATTCCGTTTGCGAGCGTGGGCCGGTGCTTTATCCACGAGCTGAAGGACATTCACGTACACGTTGCCCGCAAGTATCTAAAGGCAGACCCGGAGCTCGTGGAGAAGTACCGCGCAGAGACCGGGTTCACCAAGGACAAGTTAACGGTCGGCATCTCATGGGCGTCGAGCGCCATCAAGATCGGGCCGCATAAGTCGGTCAAGCTGCAAGAGATGCTGCCTTTCTTGAAGGATGAGTATCAGATTTTGAACCTGCAATATGGCAGCAGCCGAGATGCCGTGGAGGAATTCAACCGAGCGCATGGTACGAACATCGTGACGACGGGCGTGGACTTGGTGAAAGACTTTGAGGGACTCGCTGCGCTTTGCTCGCTCTGCGATGTCATCGTTGCCGTGAGTAGCTCGACCGTGCATCTGGCCGGGGCCTTGGGTTGTAAGGTGCTACTGATGGATGCCAACAAGCTCTGGTATTGGGGCAACAAGGATGGCGACATGAGCGCGTGGTATCCGAGCATTAAGATTTTCTCACGCGACAATATGATTGCGCCGTGGGACAACGTAGTCGAAGCCGTCACAAAAGAACTGGAGGGGATGGAGCATGATCGACAACATTAGCGGACCCGGCTCTTGGAAAACCGAACTTGAAAGAGCGCCGTGGGGCTACGGGCAGAATCAAGCCGACAAAGTAGAAAAGGCTTTAGCCAAGATGCGCGAAGCTGGATTGTGGGCTGAAGCGACGGCGTTACAACAAGAAATTTTGACGTTGAAAAGGGAAGTAGAATGGTTAAGAAGCAAGACATGAGCGGAGCCAAAGATGCCATCAGAGAATACTTGGCGACTATCGGAAGCCGAGGCGGAAGCGCTGCTTCAGGAGATAAGAAGCGGCGACCTAAAGAGCACTATCAACGAATGGCAGTACTCAGCCACGCCAAGCGAAGGGCCAAGAAGAAAGGAACCACAAATGGACCCCGTAAATCCAAGTCACTACAAAAAAGGTGAGATTGAGTGCATTGATGCCATCCGGTCAGCCCTGACCCCGGAGGAGTGGCGGGGGTTCTTAAAGGGCACCGCAATTGCCTACCTCTGGCGGCTCGGGCATAAGGACGCCGTGGAGCAGGATGCCCGTAAAACACTGTGGTACGTGGAGTGGCTTGCAGGCAACGATCCGAGGGGGTAATCTCGGGCTGTGCTATCTCGTTGTTTCTCCTAGAGTCACCCGATAAGGGTGTTGCCCCGGAGTTGAGAGCTTTCTCCTCCGGGGACTTTTTTACCTGTAACGCACCCGATAGATTCTGCGCTCGCGCCCAGCGCCGGGGTTCTTAACGACTTCTTCCAAGATGTCGCCCGACTCCACGAGGGTCTGCAAGATTTCGTTTCGGTCGCGAGCTTTCATGCCCTGACACGCTTTCGCGAGCTGGGTGCCGTTCATGCCTTCAGCGCCAGAATTACGGATCAGATTCAGTATCTTCTTGTGCGCAGCTTCAATATCGTTCTCGGCCACCTCGCGGTAAAGCAAGTCGGCGGTATAGCAGAATGACCACTTCGCAAGGTCATGCGACATCTGAAAGATTTCGCCGGTAACGACCGGAGCGCAGGGGTCTCGGGCAATCGCTTCAATCATGGCGATCTTGAGCACAATCTCGGAGAACCGCACCCAGAGCGCATCGTCGCCACGGGACTGCTGAAGCTGCCAGTCTTTGGTCTGGCTGTACATCTCAAACGCAGTGCCTTCCCAGTCAACGATAACGGGGGCGACCACCGAGTTAGGCAGCGTTGGGATGTTGGTGAGATTGCCAGCTCCGTGCGGGATGACCGATACAGAGTCGAGAATGTCTTTGACGATATCTTCTGGCGGCGGCTGAAGCTCTGGGAGCTGCGCGTTGGGATACTCCTCGAAAGGCGGCACGAGCAGAATGCGCGAGAGCGTACCGTTGTCCACCATGTCATGGTTGAGCGCCGGTATCAGCGTGCGCGGCGTTGTGGTGCCAAAGAAGTTGAAGTTAGGCTGGTTGATGTCGTACCGCTGCCGGTCGCGAGAGTCGGCGTATTCCTGCCCGTGGTAGATACCGCTGCTGCTGGAGTACACCTCAAGCAAAGTCTTGATGATGTCGCGCTGGTGGCTTGCAGCGTTCCGAGCCGTCAGGCTTTGCAAGTAGAGCCCCATCTCGTCAAGGTGCGAGATACGCGAAGGGTAATCAAACAGCGTGCGAAGGATCGCCACGCCGGAGCTGAAGCGGTCGCCGCAGATGACTTGATTCAAGCCGGTCTTGATGAGCAGCTCCTTGATGCGCTGACGGCTGTGATCTTTACCGGCACCGGGCTTGGCTACGGCAATCGAAAACAGATTGCAGCGAGTGTTGATTTGCGACATGGCATACCGACGCCCGAAGAGAGCGCCGAACATGCAGAGCGTATTCATCAGCGCGAAGGTCGGCTGGGGCTGCTGAGCGGTGGCGTTAATCCATCGAGTCACGCGCCCCACAAGCGATGGGCTTTTGAACCAATCGTGCGGGAAGTTCTCGCGAGTGCTTTTCGGATACGACTTTTTGTTTTCCTTCAGCGAGCTGAGATCGACTTCGATAGCACGCGCCTTCTGCGGGTTCAGGCTCAGCGACGGAGGCGGTACCCAGCCGTTCTGCTGCGCGTGGAAGTAAAGCGACCCGGCACCAATCTTGGTGGGCGGCGACTTGGCGTAGTGGTCCCAGCGTTGCCGGGTTTCGATCTCGTTGTACTTGCCGGAGGCGCGAGACCACTGGTCGAAGATATGAAACCCCTTCGCTTCGGTCGCGCAGTAGATGGCCATGCCGATGCGGTTCCAGTCGTCCCACGAGAGGTCTGGATTCGGCACGTACCGAAGGGCGTCCTCGACGGCAGCGTAGGTGCCCACAAGTCCATCGTAAGAGGTCTTAGCGTCTCTGTCGGGGATGACGACTTGACCCTTCGGCGCAAGGGTGCGTTTACGCAATTGGGGCGGTAATGCCTTATAAGCAGCCTCAGCAGCCTCCAGCACCTGCTCACGGGTCACAAGCGGCAGGCTCTCAAAAGGCATCTCATGCGGCCCTGAGAGCGGCCACGTATAGGGGGCATTCGTCTCAGGGTGAATGGCGTAAGCAACAAACTGCTGCCCGATGCCGAGGACTTCGATGGGGTGCAGGGAAAGCTTTGTGAAGGGCTCTGCCGTGCGGTACAGGTACAGGGCTTTCGGAGGCTTACCGATACGGATCAGGTCCGTCTGGCCGAGCTTCTCCTGAAAGACGTTCCCGACCTCAACGGCCACCTGTTGGTCGAGCACATCGATATCGACCGCGACCACGTTGCCCGTCAGGATGCCAACGCCGCACCCCGGCCACTTCGACCAGATGTCTACGTGAAACGGTTGCGCGTCGATTTCCGTCCAGCGAGCGAGATCGCCCCACTTGTTGCCATCGTAGCGACCGGGGCGCTTGGTCCCCGGCATGATGGGAATGATGCGATAGCCCGCGTCAACGAGCTTCGCACCATATTGTTCCATGAAGTTTTCAGACATTTTCGACTTGAACCTCAACTCGTTCTTCGCCGTATTCTTTGGAGGCAACGAGTTGACACACCACAGCGTCGTCGCTGAATACGGTGCCGTTCAAGCCGTCGAGGATTGCCTTGACGATGTTGTCAAGATCCGGACGCGAGATGTGCCATCCTGTTTTTTTGCTGTGCTGAAAGTACGCTTTGATCGTGACCTTCACCGGCCCTTCCAGCATAGTCTTTCCAAACATAGCGACTTGCGCGAGCGTTTGAACGCCCTGCTCGTAGAGTTTCGTTTCTTGCGGCGTATACGTAACAACGCCACCTTTCTTGGTTCTGCCAAAGCGCGGACGAGCTTTGCCTACGGGCTTGCCGTAGATGACGAGATCAATCATTCCAACCCCGCTAATTTGTATATACGTGACACGATTTCGGGCGGCGTCTGAGCCTGCCCTCTGAAAAACTTGGAAAGTGTGTTGCGGTGAATACGCAGCCTTTTCGCCGCAGCTTCTACGGTAAACCCCCGTGTGTAGAGCAAAATGTACGCTCGCTCACGGTCGTTCTGCCCCTGACGGAACATCGTGACTTGACCTTTGGTTTTGCGGTGGATTACCTTCAGCCACTTGGGGTGCGGCAGTCGAGCACCCAAGACCCACCGGGTTACCGCCGAACGAGTGCAACCGCACATATCAGCGAACTCTTCGTGCGTCAAGCAATTTCGTTCCAGCCACTCGTTCAGGGTCATTTTGCCTCCTAGGAATGGTGACATCATGCCACCCCTTGCATTCCGTCACAAGGGGGTGTAGTCTCAATTCCCGTAGACAAACACAAACCCTGAACGAGGATTGAAATATGCGAAACGAAGTTGAAATTGCTAACGAGCTTTTCGAGGCTCGTGAAGCTGAGAAGAAGGCCAACGAGCGCCGCATTGAGCTGGAAGAAGAGCTGATTGCGATTCTTGGTAGCAAAGAAGAAGGCGCGCAGACTCACGAAGTTGGCGAATACAAAGTCACTATCACCGGCAAGCTTATTCGTAGTATCGATTGGGATATGTACGACAAGTCGATTGCCGCCAAAATCCCCGAATCCCTTCAGCCTGTGAAGGTCAAGCGCGAGCTTGATGACACGGGTGTGAAGTACCTTGCCAACAACGAGCCGCAGATCTATCGGTTGCTCGCTAAGGCACTCAGCATCAAACCCGCCAAAACTGCGGTAAAAATCATCAAAGGAGCTTAATAGCACATGGCTATTTCATTAAAAAATCTTAGAAAGACTGGAGTTGCTCGTCCGCCGCGTCTCGTGGTGTACGGCACCCACGGCATCGGCAAGTCCACATTTGCCGCTCAGTCACCGAACCCGGTGTTCATCCAGACTGAGGAGGGCCTCGACGCCATCAACGTCACGGCGTTCCCGGTGTGTCAGTCGTTTGACGACATGATGGATGCCATCGGCTCGCTGGCGGCAGAAGACCATGACTTCAACACGGTCGTTCTCGACTCTGCTGACTGGGCTGAGCAGCTCGTGCATAAGCGCGTAGCCAAAGACAACAACGTGGCGACCATCGATGCCATCGGTTATGGCCGTGGCTACAAGGCTGCGACCGAGTACTGGCGGCAGATTCTTGACGGCTTCGACCACCTGCGCAACAACAAAGGCATGCAGGTAGTCCTGCTCGCGCACACGCAGGTGAAGCGGTTCGATGACCCGCTTGCGGACCCGTATGACCGCTATCAGCTCGACCTGCATCACGGCAGCGCCAGCTTGATCAGCGAGTGGTGCGACATCCTGATGTTTGCGAATCAGCAGTACTCGACCGTCAAGAGCGACGTTGGCTTCAACCAAAAAGTCACTCGCGCAGTCGGTAGTGGCAATCGCGTTTTGTACACGCAGGAGCGTCCGGGCTGGCAGGCCAAGTCACGTTGGCCGCTGCCTGACATTCTGCCTCTTGATTATCCTAAGTTTGCGGATGCTCTTGGCACCGCTATGAACAACATCGTTGGAGAGTAATAAAATGGCTAAGCTTGACCTGAACATTAACGATTTCCAAAACATTCAACCCGCTGCTCCGGAGATTCTCCCGGCTGGCGAGTACGTCATGCAGATCATCAAGTCCAGCGCCGCGACACCAAGTCCGGCAGCGGCTGGTATTTGCAGTTGGAGTTTGATGTGCTGAGCGGTCCCTGCGCGCCGGGTCG